CGGTCACGAGGTGCCGACCAGGCGTATGCTGTCTGCGGACAGGTGACAGACGCCCAGTGTGCTGTGACTCGCGGCTACAGAGGCCAGAGCACCAGCGGCGACAGAGGCCAGAGCACCAGTGGCTACAGAGGCCAGAGCACCAGTGGCCGCTACGGCCAGAGCACCAGCGGCTACTACGGCCAGAGCACCAGTGGCTACAGAGGCCAGAGCACCAGTGGCGAAGAAGGCAAGAGCACCAGTGGCCCCTACGGATTGTCGGCGTGCCAACATGGTGGCATTGTACGCGGTGGCATGAACGCTATTTTGGCAATTCAGGGCATCCTGTACGGCGCAACGCCCGTTGTCGGCATAGTGGACGGGCAGACGCTGCTGCCTGATGTGTGGTACAGAGCCAACGGCGACCACACCGGGTTTGAGCGGGTGGAAGAATAGGCAGCGCGGATGGGTAGTCCGATAGGTTGGAGCGATTAGATGAAGGAGAGACGATGAAAACAGTGGTGATCGACGGCGAGACGTATGTCAGGCAGCAGGACGCAATGCCATAGGTTGATGTTGACTTCGTGATTGTGCGATGCCACAACGCTGGCGTCCATGCGGGCATACTGGTCAGCTCCATATTCGACTACGAAGTCAACGGTGCGGATAGGGCATCCGGCTCATAGGAGAGAGGAACACGATGGCCAATGGTACACCAGGACGACCATTCGTCCCAGCGAAGGCCCGGATGGTCGCGGTTCAGAGCAGTATCGAGGAATACAACCGGGACCTCCTCATCAAGCTCGCCAGGAAGAAGAAGATGTCCCTCCGGAAGTATGTCCGAGAAGTCCTCTATCGTCACCTTCAATACCATAAGCCTTGACGAATGCTGGAGTCACGATACGATTGGTGTGTCGCTCCAGCCCCTGCGTCAGCCGACCTCTCTCGGCGTTACGGCGCGGGGGCTTCATTTGGCGGAGGTATAGGTTGGAGCCTTGGGGGCCTTGGGAGGCTTCGGGGGCTTCGGCGACCATCCGAAGAACCGTTTCACCCGCTTCTTCATGCGCTCGAATGTCCTGCCGACCGGGGTGCCTTCTGCGATCTGCCGGCGCTGCTCCTTGTCCTGAACCGCCACCCCGATCGTCCTCACCATCACTTCGTCGCGCTTCCTGAAGTTCCACGCTCCCCACACAAGGATGGCTACACCGATGAGGATCGGATAGTAGTCGAGGATCCACCGGATGTAGTTGTAGGTCTGCAGCAGCGGCTTGACTAGATTGTCCCACCGGCGCTTGCGATCCATCTTCTCGGCGACCAGGCCAGCGTAGGCGTCTCTCCTGTACTCGTCCTCCGGGATCCTATTCTCCGGTGTTGATCGCTCGACAGGCTCGCCGTCGTCCTTCGGCCGGCGAAAGTCCTTACCGAGGATGTCCAGCCGGTACGTCCCATCATCGATGTCAAATTGAAGTCGCGCAAGCTCGGCGCTGGCCAGTTCCTTCGACAGGACCCCGGCGTCCAGACGCTGCTGGATCCCGCGCTTGGCGACGGAGGCCACGTCCTGGAACGCATCCTTGGTCATGGCGATGTTGTGACCGCGGAGCGAATTGATCGCCCCGCAGCCACAACATGCCAGAAGAACAGCAGCAACGTGGATTCTCAAGGGCAAGCCTCTAGAATGTCATTCCCACGCCGCTGGAGTAGGCAGAGATGGTGTGAGTGTCCGCAAATCTGGTGAGGACAGACAAGGCTAAGTAGACCTTGCTGGATGACCGGATGCGGACGATGGCTTCAAGCAGCGCGTCCACATCTGCCTGGCTGTAGTCATGCAGGATGCCGCACATTAGGTAGAGGTCTGCTTGACCTACCGTCAGCAGATTCTTCCCGGCCATGACTGTGCCGTCCTCCGTAGGAGTGAACATCCCGGCCGTTACCGTCCACCCGGCAGCAGTCTCCGCTGATGCAAAGGTCAGGGCAGGCCTCACCTCAAGGCCATACTCTGCGCCACTGCACCCCACCAGACATGCCATCAACATCAGAACGGCTGCCACACATCTCATGTGTTTCACCTCTCTATTGGGGCCTCCTGCCCCTGGTTACACTAACCCAATGATTGATGGGTTGTTCCTGAACATGATGTCCATTCCTACGATAACAATCGTAGGATAGTAGACAGTGCCACCTGTATCCAAGGCATAGACAACCTCCCCGGTTTGGCCAACCAATGCCCTACAACTAGCTCCAGTGTTGGATAAGGTGCCGCCCGCTTGAACTCCACCGTAGGATGTCGTGGCAGCACTTGTGCGGTGGCTGTAGAGCGGTGAAGTGAAATTCAATTGATGCCCGCCACTGGCATGACATACAATTCCAGCTTCTGATACTACCGTGGTTATTGGGTTGTTGCCCATCAAGCGGAAATCTCCAACCACGTATTTGGGACAGCGCAGCAGGCCTGTGCCTGGGCTTGTGGTGTAGTAGGTGCCACTTGACCTTAAGGTGTTGAGTTCATAGACCACATGGCCGAATGTGAACTCAACGCGGGTGTCCATCTGGAAATAGCGGATGATGTCTGCGCTTGCGTCTGTGACCACTGCCATAATCAGCCGCTTGAGCGTGAAGCCTGCTGGCAGTGTCGGCGCGGTCTCGCTGAGAGAGAACAACGCATCCACCTTGCCGCTTGTCGGATTCTTGATGAGCCATATGTAGTATACTGAATTGGCAGCCACCGCCCCTGTGTCCATCCCACCGGAAGGGCTGCCATCTGAATCCTCAGCCCAGGCAACGTCAATTTGCTTCTCAATGGATGACGCCAGCCGCATTTCCAAAGCGTTGCCATCATCGATACAGCCGCCGGGCTCTATTGTGACATCATGGGCAACATCACCAATCAGCCTGGTATGCAATCCACCAATCCAATTGTAGGGCATGAGCGCGGCCGCCTTGGCGGGCGTGATGATTCTGGAGTTGTCGGTTCCGGCCGCCGCTTCAGCAGAACTGGCAATTTCCGCAAAGCCCTTCTTGGCCTCAGTGGCTGACGCGTTGGCAACCGTTATCTTCTTGGAATCGCCGGTTGCATTTTGCGTCATCATCAACAGGTCAGCATCCGCGAGGGCGGTGGCCGCGACCAGATCCGATACTTTTACATCAGCCATTGTTCACTCCGTTCCTACGACGACGCAGGGATAACTACGAGGTTATCACTGTCTTCTGTAATTGCGTTGTCATCGTCCTCCCAGACGAGGTTATCGGCTAGGCCGACTTCGACGCCTGCCGGCGATGCTGCCGCCATGATATTGACGATGTTCCCCGGATTCGTGCCGTCTCCAGAGATATCGTATCCCGCAGGGTAGTCTGGCGTATAGAGCACATTCGTTGCCCCAGTCACCCGCTTGAATACGTCGATCACGTCCTCGGGCGTTCCGCTCGAGTACAGTTCCGCGATCCGTACCTCCAAGGCCGCACGGTAGTCGGTATCGCTCAAGCCCTCTCGGGCCTTCCCGACGATAGTTCCGATGCCATCAAGCTGTGCGCCCTCCATGGTCGAGATATCGGTCAGGAGATTGAGCTCGATCGCGGCATCCTCGAAGTCCTGCACCTGTTCGGTGAGCGCATCCAGCAGGCCCTCGATGAGAGTCTTGTCCTTGAACTGGTTAAGCAGCCTCGCTTGAGCGTCGGCCTGGTGGGTCGTTATCTGTGTGATTACAGGCATCTGGTCCCCTAGAGCCCGACGATCGTGATCCTGGACAGGTCGTAGACAGCTAGCTCATCGAAGGCGATCGCCACATCGGTATCGGTCAAATAGGACGGCGTTCCGCCCGGCGTCGACGTGACAGCTAGTTCCATGACGATCGACTCAATACCAGGGGTGGCTGAGAAGATCGGGCCAAGGTGGCGCTGCCAGAACAGGTTATCCCCGATGCCCAGCGAGTTCCCGTATTCCAGAATCGCCGCCTTGATTGCGTCCTCGGCCCCGCTCCCCACGCTCTCCTCGGAGGTCAGAGTCAGCGTAGGCCTGACCCATGCGTACTGGCTGGTTGGCCTGCTGAACTTGATGGTCTGGTTGGTGCCCATCGAGTCCACGACGGTCTCAGATTCCGTCCCGTTGGTCTCGATTCCGGCTGGCTTCACTTCCCAGATCTTGTCGGCGATATCCTGGTCGTCGCCGCCCTGGACGACCACAAGGATAGAGTGGGGCTCGAGGCCGCCGACAACAATATCCTCCCTGTTTTCGGTGACCAACACGGTCGAGACGCCAGATACCTCGTTGAGGATTCGGGTCCGGATGGCTTCCACTGTCGCGGCCCCGAGGATCGCGGTCTGGATCCTGACGCGTAGCTCGGCATCGGTTTCCGTGTCGCGGCCCTGTACGCCGTCGCCGATGTTCGTCACGGACGCCAGCCCCGACACTGGGTTGACTATCGTGTCGATGATGCCTGCGGAGACTTGTACTTCGCCCGTATTCTGGGCAGTGACCGCGACCGGACTCGCGATGCTGTCGACCGCCAATGATGCCGTCCCGCCGCCCGTGCTGAGAGTGATTGAATAGCCGCTCTCGTTGTCGTTCGAGGTGATCGTGAAGGTCGTTCCCGTGCCGTCATCGACGCCCGTCATCGGGGCGGATCCGGACGACAGGGCGGCGATCAGGCCGTCAATGATCTCCTGCGCTGTTGCGCTGGCGTCCGACGTATAGTCGTAGTTGGTTGAGCCGATGGTGATCCGGTAGAGTTGCGAGTCGTCGACGCCGTCGACCTCAATGACCATCCTGATGCAGTCCGATTGCTGGATCGTGACCGCGGCATCGGACTCGAACACGTCGCCGCTCGAGGACGCCGAAAACTGGTTGCCGAGGGGAATGACCGTCGCGGCTGTCCCGGTAGCGGCCAAGACCGCCGTGGACTCCGCAGCGGCGATCCTCGTCAGGCTCTTGAGGTTTGCCACGCGGTCAAGCTGGACGCCCTCCGCGCTGGCTGGATAGAGGCCCTCATAGACGCCCTCTAGCTCTTCCCACAGCAGGGCTTCGCGCTCTGCCATGATCCCGATAAACTGGATGATCACCGCGTCGGCGTTGCGGTTGATGGGCCCGAAGACCGTCTCTAGGCTGTCGATGATCTCTGCCTGTATGTCCGGGAGCCGCTTGCGCACAAAGCCATTGGGAGTCAATCCGAAGGACATTAGATCGTGATCCCTTCCACCGTCACCGGGCCAAAGGTCGTGTCGACCTTGAATGCCACGGTGAACCTGCGAGTCGGTCTGTCGAAGCTGGACTCATAGACCAGTATCCGGTTCACATCGGCCACGTCAAGAATTACGTCCTTGATCAGAGCGTCGATCTCGGTGAATGACGCCTTCTTGTTGCCGTCGATGATGCTCTGGAAGTAGGGAACCCCAGCCTCCGTGTTGAGGAACCACTCCCCGCGGAACGTGCTGAGCGATATCTGCAAAGCCTGCTTGACGCGATCGGCTCCGCTGATGAACACCAGATCCAGCCCAGTCGACTGCCCGAATGTGAGATCTCCGGTCAGGCCCCCAGACGGTGCGTCCAGGCGAAGGTCTTGGACATCGCTCATTAGATGCTCCCCTTGATCGTCTTGATCGCTGTGGAGGCAGCCTGGATGGCTGCCGCATTCGTCAGAGGTGCTCCGTTCACGCAGAGGGATGTCGCGGTGGCGTCCAGGGCCTTGGTGACCTGGTCGAGCAGTTCAACCAGCTGCGTTCCTATGGCGATCTGAGAAGCCTTGAGCTTGATATCGCCAGCCAGCGTCATCTCAATCTCGGTGCCGCCGCTCGGAGCGTCCTTGAAGCTGAACAGGCCCGGGATCGCCATTGCGTCCGACATCGAATGCATCCGGATGTCGCCAGCATTCACCTTGCCGCCCTCGCTGAGCCAATTGTCAAGAGAGCGTTGCGAGAACACGACGAGCACCGTATCCCCGGGGGCCACCGGCAATGTCAGGCGGCCCGCCTGCGTCGCCGGCATCACGACCGGCACATTGGTCAGCACTGGCAGCGTCACGACCTCGCCGTCCGCATACTTCTCGGTGATCAGAGGGAGCACATCTGCCTGCCTGGTCGATGCCACGTATCGCTCAATCCGACCCGGCAACGCCACGTTCACCTGGCGAAGCCGGTCGTTCATCACTTCACGGAGCAGTGTCTGTTCATCGAGCATACTCTTGCACCTCGATCTCGCTGAAGAAGTCCTGCCCGCGCGTATCTCCGCGATGCGTCACCGCCACAACCCTAAACGTAGAGTCTACCTCCTCGCTCTCGATTCTCACAAGGGATTCGGGTTCGATCTGTGGCTGGAGGAGGCTCCGAACCACCCACCCGTCCTTCTGGGCAGGGTTCTCCGGAGCTCCGATCTTGTTCCGCCGCTGGGGCTGCCCGATCAACCCAGACTTCTGGTTGAGCACCACTACAGTCAGCGAGGATGGCCCGTCCAATGGTGCGAACTGGACCTCGCCATTCTGCATCGACCACCTGGCCCCTATCTTCCCCGCGAGCTTGTCGAATATGTCGGATATCGGACCGGTCTCGGAGAAGCCGTTGCTGTAGATGTCGTTGGCGACCTCCCCGAGGCTCCTGAGCGTCAGGCCGGCGTCCGCGGCAACGTCGCGGATGATCTTCTTGGCATCTGTCCCGCCCGAATACGAATGGCTGCCCTTGTTGTTACGGAGCGCGTTGGCTCCATCCCGGCAATACACGATCGTGGTGACGTCCGGGCGGTTTCGCATCGTCTGGACGTCCATCACATCCATCTCGGATATGATACGGACGCTCTGAGGATCCTCGTTGTAGCCGGCCTGGAGAGTAGCAACAGTTCCGGTCGTCCCGAGAGCATTGCGGGACGTCGGACTCATGTTGGTGACCTTGATGAGGGCAGTGTTGGGCTCGCCCCGGTTGCTCTTCTTGACCTCAAACTCTATGCGCAGCCCCCGGACGAATACCCCAGCCTGTCCGGGCGCAGCTACGAGTAGTTCGGCGGTTCGATCAAAGAGCGGCAAGTTCAGCCTCCGTCAAGTAGACCAAGGAGATACGCTCCTCAAGGTCATCCTGCTCGATGACGGAGTTGTCGTCCTTGGAATCAACCACGATCAGATCGCCCGGGGGGAGCCCCAGGCCTGGGTGCCTCCTCAGAAGGGTTGCGTTCAGAGCGAGCTTGAGACCGCCGATGATCAGCGTGTTCTCTTTCGTCAGGATATCGAGGGTGTAGTACTGCCCTAGGTGGTTCCACTTCACGAGGAACTTGTAGGCCACTTCCTCGAGAGTGACATCGAAGACGGACTCGGGGAGGTTGCGGAGTGGGATCGTTAGCATGGTTTACCCGTCCCCTACGAAGATCTGATACAGCAGGGAGGCCTTCGACTCGTCCTCTGGCTCAGAGTCGTTCGCTGTCTGCTTGCCCAAATCCGCCTGCGGTGTCGCTGTATCCTGGACGTCGTCGCTGCTGTCCAGTTGGGCTACCTGTGCCCCGACCAATGTCACCTGCCGGAACTGAGCCGTGAACCGCAGCCCGTTATGCGTCTCCTGGTCCCGGGGCATGTCGACCGAGGACATCAGCATGTTCCGGTACGTCCGGAGTTCATCCACGAGCGTGACCAGTTCCTTGTTGTCGCGTATCTCGTAGAGCGCGTCCTGAGCGGTCTGCGCGCGCAAGTCGTCCCGGAAGCTCGGAAGGCCGATCCCGAGGCGCGTTGGATAGTTCGTCACGACGCCGGTCACGGATATCTCGATGGGCTCGTTCCGAACGTTGTCAGCGACGGTGGATCCGTCCTCCACCTGGTGCTCTGTCACCTGCGCTCGAGCGGAGATGTTATGGGAGATCGTGGCGTCCATCTCAAGAATGGAGACCTCTGTCTCTCCCACGGTTCTCAATAGTTGAACGCTCATTTGCCGAGCCCCATCAGTCCGAATCGGTTGACCTCAAGTCCCATCCGGTTCACGACAGCGCCAGCGATCGCCTCCGGGCTCTGGCCAGGAGCGGCGTTGACGGTGACGTTGACCTCGTTTTGTGTACTTCGCAGCGAACCTTCCTGCCTGAGCCTTTCGACGTTCGCCAGCGGGCTCAGAGGGACGACATTCTCCACACGCTGCACGCCTAGCACGCCCTGGACGGATTTCGGCAACACGTCCCGGATCTTGTCGAGTTCCTTCCGGACGAGCGCAGAGAACTGTGCCGGGAGTTCGAACAGCCAGTCCTTGAACATCATCGCGCGATCCCAGAGCCACGCGAGGCCAGCCTGCACGTTGGCAGCTATCCGGGACCCGAGCATCTTGATCCCGTCCCACAGCAGGCCAATCACGCTCTCGCCTCCGCCAGTGGCGAACTTGGCAATGTCCTGAATCAGCAGGCCAACGACGGCTACGATAGACAGGATGGCCGCAGGGATGAGCAGTATCTTCACCAGCAGTGCACCGACGGTAGTATTCAGCACTACCAGCTTAAGCTTCATCAGCGTGATCATAGCGATTGCTGTGAAGCCAATCCCAGAGAGCGTGACCAGGGCGAGGATGACAGCACCAATCACTATGGCGAGCGTCCGGTTCGACTTGATCCACCCGCTGATGGCCTTCACGGCCGACGTCACCATCGGGATGAGTTGCTTCCCGACCGTGACCACTACTCCGAGGATGGCCGCCTTCAAGAAGCCCCACTCATTGACGAGGTTCTCGGCAGCCTTCGCGGTCTCTTCGTCCATGACCGCCCCGGTCTCCCGGAACAGCTGCATTTGCTCCTTGAGTTTCTTGTTGCCCTCGCTGAGTCCCTGCACCAGCCTGACACCTTCGGAGTCGAAGAGCTTCATGGCGAGCCGGTTGCGGTCTATCTCGTCGGATCGCTCGCCCAGAGCGTCGAGGGATTCCATCAGAAGGATATCGAGACTGCGAAGGTTACCGTCGTTTTCCTTCAGCTGGATTCCGAGTTCGTGGAGAGCCTTGACGGCCTCCCCTGTGCCCTTGGCGGCTTCTGCGGCCCGCCTTCCGAACCGCTGGACCGCCATATCGAACGTCTGAGCCGAGACACCGGCCTGGTCGAATGCGAATCGGTACTCCTGGAGCCGCTCGATCGAGAAGCCCAGCCTGCGAGCCGTCTTCGCCAGATTGTTGCCGAGAAGGGTGGTCTTGATCACCATTGCGGTGATTGAGCCGGCCACGATGCCGAACGCAATAGCTGCACGCTTGAGGTTCTTCTTGATGGAGGCTACGCGGTCGTCGAACTCCTTGAGCTTCTTCTCGTCTACATCAAAGCCGAGGACCGTGACTAGCTCTCGAATAACCGACCGCTCCGCCATCACACTCCTCGCTTCTGGTCTCGCTCTACGATCTTGGCCATCTCGGCTTCGATGTCGTTATGCATTTGCAGGACAGCCACGGCCCGCATGAGATCGTCTACGTCCCAGACCGTCTCCAGTTCCTCGAGCGTGGCCTTTCCGCTGAACCAGACAAACCAGATGTCCTGCTCAGCCGCTAGCTCTGGGTCGACTCCTGCTCTGACTCGGTTCCAGAGATCCTTGAATCGATCTCCGCCTTTGCGCGGTCCCAGACCTTTCCAATAGGGAGCTTGTCGAAAAAACCCGGCAGATTCACCTCCACCATGTAGACGAGCGCATTGAAGAGCTCGACATAGTTGCTGTTGTAGACGATGTCGAACTCTTTGGGGTCGACGCCCGGCTGCATCTGCACCGGCTGCGGGTTCTTGTCATCGATCGGTCCAGTCCTGTAGGTCTGCCCAAGCAGGTCCATGCACAACTGTGCCACGTCCGTCTGCTCGAGCTTGGAGACCAGAATCGCAATCGCGTCACTGATGAGGCTGTTGTTCTTCCCATCCAGCAGAGCGTCGGTGCTATCGGCTCCGACCAGCTTCCCAAGAGAAGGGGCCAGCAACTTCATCAGCCTGGCCCCAATACTCAATCCCTGACGCGCCGGAAGTGTGTTGCCCTCGTAGGTCGCTCCGTCGATCTCCTTCTTGAATCTCCGAATCACAGTTCACCTCTCTTTGACCTGTGTCGGGAGCTTAGTCTTGATTGTTGCCGCCGACGTTCACGACGGCGATGTCGCAATCAAACATCCACTCCCTGTCCGTGACTTCCTTCGCCATGTCGACGGCGGGTTGCCGAACGATCCATGCCTTGCCCGACGCGATCAGCGTCTGGCCGTTGTTGTCCTTGAGCAGGATGGGCTTCACCCCGCCGCCGTTCTTCCTGTCGACGTTGTGGAGTGCGCTCAGCAGCCCGTTCGACGGGCTGGAGCCCTTGAGCGTGCAGGTGAAGCGACCGCTCGCGTTGGCGTTGAGGCTCCTGGTCACCTGTCCGTCTGCCCCAACGACCTTCGTGAAGGAATCCTCATCCGGCTCGAAGTTGACCATCGACCCTTCGGAGAACCCGCTCACCAGAACGGTGCCGAAGCTGAACACGATATCCTTCGGATTATAGGTAAGCAGCATGTCGCAATTCCTCCCTCGCGTGGGCCTGGTCTATATGACGACAGTTCCGCTGATTGTGACGGTGTGGATCGCGCCGGCCGCCTGAGCCTGCCAGGTGATGGCATCGGACGGGACGTTGCGCGCTGCACGCTCTGCCGCCGAGATCGCCGCGACCTTCTTGACCGTGATCCTGTAGGGCTGTCCATCGTAGCTGTCCTCGTCCGACACGAGGAAGCCGGCCGCGATTCCCTCGTCCAGGCTGGCGCGCACCTGCTGCTCGATCTGCGCGAGGCCAGGATCCGTGTAGGGCACCTTCGGCGAGTCGGCGATCAGTTCGAAGATGCGCTCCTCCATGTCGGCTTCCTGCCAGTCGACGCCCCTGGTGATGTCGATGAAGTCCCCGCCAGTGGCGCTCGAGAAGCCCACCTTGCCCTCGCGGGTGATGTCGGTCGATCCGTAGGTCTCATACAGGTTGGCGTTCTTCGCCTGCGCTGCGGCCCTCTGTGTGGCCGATAGCGATGGCGTCGGATCCACGCCCACGAGCGTCTTGTTGGCCCACGTCTGCGAGCCCGGGTCCCTGGAGAAGCAGTTGGCGACCCAGGCCGCGTCCGGGTACGACGTCGCCGCGGCCTGGTGGTAGAGCACGAATGCCCTGCTGTTCTCGTCGGTCTGGATGACCGAGGCGATATCGCTGGAGACGGCGGAGTTCAGGATGTCTGCGGAATCGCTGCAGATGGCGAACAGCTTGGGGCTCGCAAAGCCCTTCACCCAGGCCGCAACGTCTGTCTGGTCTACGAGCGTCCGGTCGGTGATGACGAGGCCGTACCACTCGTCGTCGATCGCCGCTATGAGGGCCATCTCGTCCGACCAGTCCTGACCGGAGTCGACGCGCCCGATCTTCAGGATGCCGGGGTTCGGGTCCTGCGCGAAGAAGGCCTGCGCGGCCAGGTACTCCGGATCGGTCGTGGCGAAGTCTGCCTCCACCGCTGCGAGGCTCTCGTACTCCTTGGTCCTGCGGAAAGGCGTCCTGGAGATGGCGATATTGGGCTGCGAGGCCCCGAGCGTGACCAGGAACTCCGACAGGATGACTGCCGTGTCCTTGGTTAGCGCCGTGACCGTCACGGTGTTGTTGTAGCCCACCGCTCCGACATCGCTCGCCACCGCCGTGTCGATCTGCGAGAACGACTCCAGTTCCGTGATCAGATCAGCGATTGTCGTGTCGTGGTCGGTGTTGAACACCACCGGGGTGATCGCCACGCCGTCGACCTTCCCTGCGATGCTGTTGGCTGTCACCAACTGCGCATCGAACGTCATGACGCTGACGTCCTTGTCGGGGAGCTTGTCCGAGTCGCCGGCAATCAGAAGGGTCCCGAAGGCGGGCCTCTTGGAAGCCTGCGCGGTGAGATCGATCGTTACATTGACAATGTCGGTGATCGGCGGCATGTGCGTACCTCCCTATGGGATGACTGTACCGGACGGCAACTCGGCGGTCTCTATCGGGTCCACCTCGTCAGTCGTCACATATCCAATCCTGAACCGTACCTCCAGCAGAGCCCGCTCCTGGAAGTCGACAGAGGCGATATCGGTCAAGTCCTGAATCGGCAGGGTCTCAACCGAGGCTATGCCTGCGGAGGCAAGTGTATCTACCACAGTTCGCTTCTGCAAGGAAGAAGCAAGTTGCTCAGCATAATCTTGGGTCGGATCGGCCGCTTCTGGGCTTTCCTCGCCGAGTAGCTCTATCTCGAACATGAACTCGAGGTCGGCGTAGATGATGTCGATCCCGGCTGCATCGGGCTGAGTATGGTAGTCGTCCCCGACCCTCTGGGTTGGACGCATCCGGACGGTGGCGAATGGGAGCGGCAGTTGTGGATCATTGACGGGGGCCCACGCCACCTTCCACGGAATGGTATCAGTCACCCAATCGTAGAGTGCCTGCCGCATTGCTGTCAGCTGGGTGGCTGCGTCGGTCACATACACCCGGACCGGTTCGGATGGAAGCGAGCCCTCAATGACCGGGGAGCCGCTCTGGGATGCGATACAGATCATCTCGTACATCGTCTGGTCGGTTAGACCCGTGATCTGGAGCGAGCCAGAGCCGATTCGGCTGCTCCCGAATAGCGTCCAGAGGCCCGATGGCAGCGTCCGGTAGTAGATGAACAGTTCGTCTGCTGCATTCTGAGCCTCCAGGACGGCCGTGGCCGATGTCCCTGTGTTGTCGTTCGTGAGAGAGGTGATCGTGGGCTTGCTCGATGTCGCCACGCCGGGGAGGAATCGCCAGACGCCTGTGTAGCCCGTGGGCTTGTAGACCGCGTGCTTGATAACGATGAACCAGTTGCCGGCCTCGCTCGCGGCTGAGGCCCTGGCCCGGTACTTCCCATTCCCGAGTTCCGTGATAGTGACCGGAACGCTGCCTGAGACATCGACCTTCGACGGATTCCAGAGTTCGAATGTGAAGCTACCCGTTACGAGGCCAGTGACGGGTGTGCTCCCGTTTAGGACGGTGAATTCAAACACCATCGAGGAATCGTTCGTGTCGCCTTCCTGCGTTGCGTAGACCAGCGCGTTGGCCTCGA